AAAAGTTGCAGAATCTTGCAGCTCAAGCCGCTGGCCACGTTGCTAGCCGTAGCGAGGAAAAAGAAAAGGCTAACATGGCTAACGAGTATTCATTTAAGCGCGCTATGAACATGGCTATCACTGGCCGTCGTGAAGGCGTTGAAGGTGAATTTTCTGCAATGGGTGGCGATGAGTTCCAACGTTCTGGTGTAAGCGTAAGCGCTCACTCAATCAAAATCCCTTCTGAAGTATTTAAGCGTGATATGTCCGTTACTGGTGGAACTTCTGGCTCTGAGGGTGGTGTAAACGTTCAAACTTCTGTTGGTTCTATCATCGATGTATTGTTGCCTAAGACTGTATTGCGCGGTTTGGGTGTACAGCAGTTGTCTGGCTTGGTTGGCAACTTGGATATGCCAACAGCTAGCACTGTGCCTTCTGCAGGTTGGAACACTGAAAACGGTTCAGCTACCGAAAAGAGCCCCGCTTTTTCTAAAGTAACTTTTAGCCCTAAGCGTTTGGCTGCTTACATTCAGGTTTCTAATCAGTTGATGTTGCAATCTTCAAACAGCATTGATTTGTATGTGCGCAACTGGCTTTTGAATGCAATGGCTCAATCTTTGGAAACTGCTGCTATCAAAGGCGGTGGAACTAACGAGCCTATTGGTATCATTGGCAACTCTTCTGTAAACGTAACTTTCGCTGGTGGTGCAACTTCTAACAGCACAAACGCAAACGGAATCGCGCCTGTATGGGCTGACGTTGTTAACTTGATGAAGGCCGTAGAAAATGCTAACGGTGACGGCGTTGCTTACTTGACTAACCCAAGCGTTAAGGCTAAGTTGCAAACAACTGCCCGCCAAGCTTCTGGTGTAGAAGGTAACTTTATCTGGCCTGCAGGTGGATTTGATTTGAATGGTTACCCTGTAGCTACTTCAACTTTGGTTCCTAGCAACTTGACCAAAGGAACTAGCTCAAACTTGTCTGCAATGATCTTCGGAGATTTTAGCAAAATGGCTATCGCTTCTTGGGGTGGCATGGAGTTGACAGTTGACCCTTATTCTGGTGCAACTGCTGGCTTGACCAACGTTGTGTTAAACTCTTATTTGGATGTGGAATTGTTGCAGCCTACTGCCTTCGCAGTCTGCAAAGATATCCTTGCCTAATAATCTGCCCGCTTGGGGGCGTTAAAGTTCCAAGTGCCGGGGGTGATCTTGACTGCATCGCCCCTGGGCCAATATGAAAGTGAGATTTGTAGCAAACCCTACAGGGAAATTTAACCTTTCCTACAACGTAGGCGACGAAGTGATTATTGAAACCAAGCAGGCCATGCTCTTAATTGAGGGCGGGGTTGCTGAAGAGATTGCAGTATTGACGCCTACCAAAAAGAAGGCAAAGCCAGTAAACCCTGAAACCGAACTAGACGCAGAATAATGTTTGTCAGCCGTAGATATACCGCCTTCGCAAATGCCGCCACTGATTACCTCAGTTTAGCAGATGCAAAAACCCATTTAAGGGTTACAAGTTCCTCAGATGATACTTACATTTCGGGGCTTATCTCTATGGCAATTGATGCCTGCAGTAATTATTTGGGCTATTCGATTCGTAAAGGGACGGCAAAGTATGGGTTTGACTCATTTACAGGCCAGCCTGCGCTCGTGAATCCCGTGAATGGTCTAAATATACCTTCTGGCAATTATCTGCGCTTAAACACGCGTTGTTTGGCTATTAACTCGGTGAGCTATGTGAACGACTCGCAGGCAGTTGTTGCTTTTGATTCTGCCGACTGGTTGGTTGCGCCTGATCCAATGGGCGGGTATAGCAGAAATATCTTTTTTGAAAATACCCCATCTTCGATTACCGACGATACAATTAAGTACATTGTTGAAATCTCTGAGGGCTTTAATCCTGTAGGTACGTCAGCGGTTGATCCCGACACCATCATGCCCGCCACAATTAAGCACGCGGCGCTGTTGTTGGTTGCTCAGTATTACGATAACAGGCAGGCCATTGTCACAGGAACGATTCAAAGCGAAATGAGTTTCGGCTTTCACTACTTACTCGATCCGTACAAAATCCAAATCATGATCTGATGAATGCGGGGTTAATGGATGTTTTGGTAAGCCTGCAAAGTTACACCGAAACCATAGATACAAACACAGGCGAGAAGCTGCAAACATGGACGGAATACGCAACCGCCTGGGCGCAACGTGTTGAGCAAGAAAGTGGCGCGGAGAATGTAAACGCAGACAGGCGCGAGCATAAGCAAATTGTGTTTTATACCATCCGTTTTAATTCAGCCGTAGGCGTTAAGCACAGGGTAGTTGATGACAATGGAGCGCACAACATTGTTAACATTGCAAACCTTCAGCGCAATCTATATTTGAAACTACAAACCGAATTAACGCAATAATGGAGAAAATCGACGGACTCGCTGAAACCTTGGAAGCCCTAAAGGCTATGGGGGTCAGTGTGAAAAGTCGTAAACTTCAGCAAGTTTTAAAGAAAAGCGCTTCGCCAATTATCGCAACGGCCAAAAGTTTGGTGCCTGTCGATACGGGCGATTTGCGGGATTCAATCGGTTTCATCAATAGCAAGGACAACGCCAACTATGATAAGGCTTTGATTGGCTTGCGCAAGGAGTACCACAACAACTATTTGGGCGTGATGTATGAATACGGAACAGTTGAGCGAATCCAATCGAGCACAGGCCGTTACACAGGCGCCATCGCCCCAGTGCGTTTTATGCAAAGGGCCGTCGATTCAAACGCCACAAGCGTAGAAGAAAACATAATGAAAGGCGTTGATCAAATCATTGCCGATTTAGCAAAGAAAAATAATCTAATATATAAATAACATGCCAACCACAGGACCAGTAAACGGCACGCTTATAAGCATCTATAAAGATGTGAGCGGCACCTTGACCAAAATTGCAAACGCAACTTCACACTCGATGGATATCTCAAAAGATATGATCGACGTTACTAACAAAGACAGCGCAGGCGCTAAAGAATTTATTGCCGGTGAATATGGCTACACTTTGAACGTCGAAGGTATTTTTGAAGGCGATTCATCTGTGAGCACAAGCGGCTTATCTTACAAAGATTTGTTAACTGATTTGCTCGCGGGCACTCAATTAACTGTTGTAATGACTACCAATGTAACTGGAGATGAAAAATTCACAGGCGGCGCTTTCTTCAGCAGCTTGAGTTTGAGCGCACCTAACAACGACAAAGCAACCTTCACAGGAACTTTGCAAGGTACTGGCGCTTTGACTATTGGCACCGTTTCATAATTTATTTGTTATCTTTGTGGCATGAGCCACATTACCATTGGGGGTGCTAGTCATCCCCTTTTGTTTAACATGAACAGCCTGCGCAATGTGATGCAGTTGGCTGGGATGGAAAATTTCGCAGATCTAAATTTGCAAAAAGACCTTGCCAAATCTATGGACTTCGCACTAGCCTGCGCATTCTATGGGATCCTGGAAGGCTACGAAGCCGACGGCAAAAAAACGCCATATCCCACGATCCAAAAGTTGGGCGCATCGGTTAAAAGATTTACAGAGTTGAGCCCTGCATTGGATGGATTCACGCAGGCAGTTAGTGATTTCTTTAGCACTGAAGAGCCAGAGGGAAAGTAAAAGCCAAGGGCGACGGCGCACCGCTAACTTGGCGCAAGATTGAGCGCATCAGTTACGGCGAATTAAATCTAACTGAGCGAGAGTTTTGGAAATGCTCGCCACGTTTTTGGCGTTTAAAATTGGAGGGCATGCGTGAGGCGCAGCAACAGCAGTACAGAAATCAATGGGAGATTACTCGTTGGGCAGTTGCTACAGGCATGGCGCCCCACTTAAAGAAACCAATTGAGCCCAAAAGGCTGTTAACATTTCCATGGGAGGAGTCCGACTATATTAGCATTGAGGATGCGGTTAAACTATATTCGCATGTCTTTGATAAATTAACCCCAGACGCCAAGGCATGAGCGCACCTATAAAAATAGTCTACAACATTTTAAGCAACAACTCAGCCCTCACGGCGTTGGTTTCTACGCGCTTAAATCCAATACGGATTCCGCAAGAGTCTGCATTCCCTGCAATCGCTTATAATTTAGTTAGCATAATTGCAAGCCCTACCAACA